TTAGGAGCCTTAGGGGCCTTAGCCTCTACTGCGTCAGCCACTACCTTAGCCTCTTCAACTGCAGTCTTAATGACCTTAGAAGCAGCCTTATCGGCAACCTCAGCTATTTCAGCTATGTCTTCAGTCACTTTTTCAAGGAGTGTATTAATCACTTTATCTTGAGCGGATGTTGCATTTTTTTTCTTAAACTTTAAAAGAAAAGCCGTAAGTTTTTTAGCTAACTTTTTAATCATTTTATTTACCTCTTATTTAAATTGAATTAATTCAACTATATTATACACTAATTATTTTATTAGCGCAACAGTATAGTAGATAGATTAATTGTGTTATTTACCCTGTTGGCCATCTTTGATCAACATATATCTTTCGCCAGTCTCTTTTGAGACTAGAGAAAAACCATAAGCGGCTGCGTTAGCCACTGCTTCAGCTAGGGCTTCTTTGTCGGACGGATCGACATTAGCCATAGGAATAGTAATACCAGCGTAAATATCGACATTTTCAAAGTTGCCAATATTTACCTTTCTATTTACTCCACATATAAAAACTGGACTTGTTGAAATTGAGATTTCACCTGACATTAAATTTACCACCTGGTCTATTGGAGAACCCATACTCTCTTCATGGGCACTCTTGTTAATTTTTGGCATATATTTTTAAACCAAAACTTTCTTTTATTGCTTCCATTGTAGCGGAAGCTTGATCTTCTATCGACATAGAAGAGGAATCTATAACGGTAGAGACTAAATCTGAAAAAGATTCTATCTCTATTTCTGACCTATGGGCGTTTTGTTCATCTGTCATGTATGCCCCATCTCTATTGTAGATTCTTTGTTTTCTAATCTCATCAGAAGAATCATATCTAATAATTAAACTATTTGGTCGAGCGAGGATAGCTTCTGCTTCATTCTTGAACCTAACATCAGATATAAATATACAGTATGGCTTAGCTTGGTCTTCCTCTACTGATCTAACGTACTCTCTATGCATTTTAGCAGCTTTTCTGACTCCCCAATCAGAGAAACATTTTTCGTAATGACTTCTGCAAAGGTCGCCAGCATTCTGTAGGAATGTTCTTGGTTTACCACCAGAAAAATTTAGTGGCTCTGAATTTATGTCATGAACTAATTTGATAAAGTCATCGTAACTTGGTATATTTCCTATTGGAGAAGACCCATATACATCATATAGTGTCTCATGAATGCTGTACAGCTTTCTAGACTCAGCATTTAAGCCTTCTATTTTAGTCCTACTAGAGTACAGTTCGTATATCGGCATTGCGAAGAAAATGTGCTCCCATATAATGCCATCTCTAATATTATCAAAAGAAGCTTTGGGCACTATAGTTTCAGCAACTGAAGTTTTGCCAGTGGCAGCCTTGCCAGAAAGTCCAACTATAATAGGATAGTCTGGATTGTAGTTATATCTCATGGGTTCCATTATACCACTATTTTTCCTGTATTAGTTTTCTTGCTTCTAATTGATTTAGGAACTCATTAGCTAAAGCGTCTGGCTCCCAAACAAAGTTTCTCTGCACTTGCAGAACTCTAAACTTATACTCTTCTCTTATGTCCTGTATGGTCATTAACAAGGGGAGTAGTGCCTCATTCTTGCACTTCCACGTTCCGTTTATGTGATTAGCCACAACCGCAGAATCAGTGTAGATAATTGGATCTATGAAATCAGACATAGAACAAATCAATAAACCAGCTATTACGGCTTCATATTCTGCTTCATTATTGCTTCTGGCTCCAAGTCCTCTAGCAAACTGTGCTACTTTTTTTCTATTCTTATAGACTACTGCAGCGCAGGAAGCTTCGCCAATCTTCTTTTGCCCCTGTCCTCTAGAAGCTCCGTCGCAAAAGACTTCTATATTCATTATGAAACTTTTATGCCATATGCAATATTATTTTTTTGGGCCATGTCAACCAATTGACTATACATTGAATCAGAATCTACTTGATATGTTGTATCTAAGGAGTATTTTTTCTTATTCATTTCTACTTGAGTTGGAAAATCTAAGGTTTCTCTTTTTTCAGAGAAAAATTCCTCTGGAGAAGAAACTGATTTATAGTGTGCTACAAACATTGTCATCCTTAATATGTGCTAAAGTCAGATTCATTATAACTTCCCTTTTCTTCCCTATAGGAAGCTACTTGCATTGATTGAACTTTATCGAGCAATTTTCTAGCGGACTCGGAAGCTATTCTTGCAGCACCTTCCATAGATTCAGCCAATTGAACGATTGCCTCTGCTGTTATCATTGCCGTGTACTCTTCTTCTGCAGCCTCTAGGGCATTAGCTTCACGCTCTGCTTCGTTCTTGCCGGTTCTATTGGACTTATATAATTTCTTATATCTTCCCTCAGATAATTTATAGCTAGCTCGAGCCATCCCAGCAAATCTGGTAACTCTTCCATATACGTTAGAAGTTCTAGCTACTAAACTAGCTAAATCAGAGATTCCCATATCGATAGAATTAGTGTCTGGTATATTAACAAAATACTGATCAGCATTTGTGCCGTTACCATACGCTGTTATTATTTCTTTTATTTGTGGGTTTAAAAACTCACTTAATAAATCGTTTAGCTTCTCTATTGATTGAAGATTCATTAGCCCTCTGTTATTTTTAGCATGCCGAGTAGGTCCGCCATATCGTTATCCATTATAGCTTCTTTTACTTTGATTTTCACCTTAATCAGATGTTCTCTTACAGTATTTGGATGCTCGGTAACTATTTGTGCTATTTCTGAAGATTTTCTGTTGTCTACAAATCTCCATTTCAACAACTGTCTTTCTTGTATAGTCAATTGATCAAAGGGTGGATAACAAGTTTCGCCTAAAACCCAAAACTCGTTTATCTCTTCTGCTCCAAGTATTTGCTCTAAGCTATATTCTACCGGAGGAGCTTTGAATCCAGGCTGAGTTTCGCCTTCTTCTTCTGTGTTTACTTCATCAGACAATAAGGGAAAGCTCTTTCTTCCTAATTGATCTATCAAGAAGTTATCTACATTCTTTTTAAGCAGGTAGAAGAAGTAGCTGTATAGAAACCCGCTAAATGGTATAGGACCTTTTTCGGAATCTTTTCTTTGGTATCTAGTTATGCACTGGAAGAAGGTCATATTGACTGTTTGTCTGACATCTTCTTCGTCACCATACCTTCTTGCCATATAGTTAATGCCGTCGCAAACATTCGTTAACATGTTTAAAGCCGGCTGGGTTTAACTGATTCTTCATTAGATTAAATCTAACAAAGTTGTCCTTAATGAATAGTGATGTAAATCGCCTGATGTCATAGTCGGAGAGATTATACTTAGAGTAGTACAGCATTGTGACGTACTTGGTCAAGAAGTTGTTAAATACCTTCAATAACTCATTCTGTGCTTTTTCACTTCCAGCCTTGGCTTTAGTGATCAAAGCCTGCATCTCGTCTTCACTTAGAGTGTAATATTGTTCCTTGTATGAGGCCATTATTTTCCTTCCCAGAGGGATAATTTTTCCATATAAGCATTTCGTATATCTTCGTAGTATAATACATTTGGTATTTCTATTTCTTCTGCAAATTTCTTAGCTGCAGTGGAGTACTTGCTTATTATGAAAGTTAGTTTATTAAAATCATCTTCATAATATCTTTTAAATCTTTTGAGTTTGATCTTGCTTTTGTCATCTAAATATCCTTTTATTTCTACCCATTCAGAAGATTTATTAATATAAAAATCTGGGATATAACCTTTGGTTCCCCTTTTAACCGGGAACGCAAATGTGGTAGGTTCAAAATCAAATTGTATTTTGTATGCGTTTAAGATTCTGGCGAAGTTAGCTTCCCAGTTAGATCTTAAGTTCAATCCAAGGTCTTTCCTGTACCCGGATTTAGTGTTTTTATAGGCGTTTCCTTTAGAAGCTACCTTTTTCTCATCTTCTATTTCTAGAATTTCAGAGTCTATAAAATCTTGTTTTATTTTTTTAAAATCAGGATGTTTGCGAAGATTAGATAATTCCAAAAAAAAGTCTTCTGCGGTTGTAATTTCTGGCTTCTTCATGGTAACCTCTTAGTCATTAAGCATACCTACTAGTATACTTTATAAAAAAATAAAAAACAAGAAATTGCAACTATAGGTTGTTTTTCTTTTCCACAACAGATAGGATATCCACCATGAATACATTAAACACAATCATCAACAGCATCAGCCAAACAATCAACGAGAGCGTCATTGACGATCTTTCATCTGTCGGTTTCACCCATCGTGAAGCTACAAAGATGGTAGTAGAGAATAACTTCTCGATTCTTGCTGACTCATTGGAAGATGCTGTAGAAGCTTTCTAAGCTTCATTATAATTTAAAAAACCTATATAGAGTAAATATGGAAAAAAATTTTCGAGACCAAATTGGTTTTTATAAAATTTCTAAATTTACAAATTCAATAAACAAAAAAGCCGGGGCTAAAAACCCCGGCTTTTCTATTTGCCCATTCTTCTACGTCTTGCAACTCCTGTGGCACAGGCACCGCTCTCAGCGTGCTCACAGAAGCCACAGACTCTCTCGTTGCCAGTTGGAGAGAAAGATGTATCTTCCATTATTTTATTGATCTTTAATATCAAAGATTGTTTTGCGTTCTCTATGTCTTCCTTAGTGAAGAGATGAAATTTTCTCTTACCAGATCTAAGGTAATAAAGTTCCGCTCTGATATTTTTATCGGGGAAGATTAAAGATGTAGCTATGGCATAAATGCCGAGCTGAAGATTATCTTTTATATTCTTCTGAGCAACTTCCCACTTACCTGTTTTGTAGTCTATGATATTGATAGTGTCTTCGTCATAGACATCTACTCTGTCTATGTAACCGTTTATGGCATAAGTGCCAATGATAAACCTAAAGCCGAGTTCTTTTTCGAATATATCAAAGCTATCACCAGAATGTTTATCATAAAATTCAGATAGTATATTAGTTCCGGCATCGATTAAAATATCTGGTATATTGCTCTGGGGGTCGAAACTATCTTTCTGTTTTTCATACTCAGAATAAAGGATATCTAAATCTAAATCCTTTTCTTTATCTACACACTCCTCTAGAACAGAGTGAATAATATTGCCTAGAAGAGCTGCATCGTTTGATGTTCTTGGTTCTTTTTGTATGTAAGAATAGAAATATTTTGATGGACACATTGCATATGTGTCTAACCTCGAATAGGAAAAATCTACTAATGACAAAGATTCCAGCGGGGAAAGAGATTCTGCTGCTCTTACTACTATGCTACTCATAGGGTATTATTATCTTCACCAGGTGAATATATTTTAATTCCCTTTTCATCGTACTCATTTCCAAGTTCATCTATAGTATGGCCAGTATGCTTGTTCAAATAGCTGCCTTCCCCAATCGGAATCCATCCTGTTGTCCCCAACTCCATAAAGTCGTCTTCATTGTATGGCCACATCTTGGTCTCCCACTCTTACCTCGCACTCAGCGAATTTCTCTATATTTAAATAGTAATTCAAAACAAGGTATAAGTCCTCAAGTTCCTTTTTGCTTGCATAAATGCCAGCTATACCACATTTGATGAAGAACTTATCCTCGTACTGATGTACGCCTTCTGCATATTCGTATATGCTGACGTTATTTCTTGTAATTTTTCCTGTATTTTGCATGATTAATCCTCTGTTATTGCTATTGGGTTGAAGGTTGGGTCGTCCATTTTTTCTCTCATGTCTTTGACATAGGAGTCCCAATCTCTTTCATCTTCTGATTTCTTTTCATATTTAACTTCACCTTTAAATGGATTGGTCTTAAATCTGGTCACGAGCAGCTTGCCCTGCTTGGTTCTCCATCTTAGGACGCCGTTTTTACAATCACAATAATCATCCGGATCAGGGTCTATAATTAGCTTTGGGTCATATCTACCACTGCATCCGTTACATTTGCTGTATCTTCCTCTGTCTTGGCATCTGTTGCATGATGAACAGAACTTCCAACAGTTATTTGTGACTGGGTTTTTTGTAACGATTCTTTGTGTCATTTTATTCCTATTTTAAATTTAAGATTGATTGTAAATCTTTTTCTATTTTTAAAGATGTGGTTTTGTTAAACCTAAATGTATATTCTTTATTGCCATCTATCATTTCTAGAAAAACAGTAGACGCTCCATTCGAATTATTAATTATATCATATATAGATTTGATAGTCTCATTAGAAACTAGTGAATTAGCTTTTAAGATTATCGGTTTACTGCCCGTAAATATAGCGTTGTCTATTTTCTCGCAAGAATTAAATATTAACTTAGGAGTAGCATTCTCCTCGTCACCATCCTTAGTTACCGAACCAGAAAAAATAAAGATATCTCCATCAGAGAAATAGCTATCTACTATAGACTTAGCTTCTCTTGGGAAGATAATTATCTCTATAGCTGAAGTAAGATCCTCTACCTCAAGCTTGAACATCTTTGCACCCTTTTTGGTTATCATCTTCTTTACAGATGTTATGATGCCACCTATTTTAACTTTAGTTCCAGGGTTACATTCAGCTAATTCAAATATTTCTTTATCTACTTTAGGCTTAATAATTTCCCAAATTCCCTCAATAGGATGTTTAGATACGTAAATCCCTAATTCTAGTTTTTCTTTCTCCAGAATTTCCAACTCACGTCTTCTATTCATTTCTACTTCTTCTGTGAGTTCGATTAAATCATCAAAGCCACCAGCTGCAGCCAAGTGTTCAATCGTTGACTTTTTCAATATAGTTGGATCACATCTTCTAAAGAAGTCATGCATAGAAGTGTACGGCTTATCCACATCTCTTGAACCAATGATTGCATCAGCTATAGAAGGACCTATCCCATTAACCGCAGAGAGTCCAAATAGAATTTGGTCATCTCCGATAACTTCAAAGTCATGCATTGAATTGTTAATTGATGGTGGAAGTACTTTCAATGAAGATTTTCTACATTCAGATAAATATAAAGAAGACTTTTCTTTATTGCCGGCGACAGAAGTTAACAAAGCAGCCATGTACTGAGCGGTATAGTGTGTCTTTAAATAGGCGGTCATATAACTAACCATTGCATAACTTGCAGCATGAGCTCGGTTGAATCCATAGCCTCCAAAGTATTCTATATCTGAGAAAATTTTATTAGCTTTCTCTTCAGTTATATCTACGTTAGATAAACAACCTTCTACGAAGTTCTTTCTTATTTTAGGAATCTTATCCATCTGTTTCTTACCAATAACCTTACGCAAGTCATCAGCTTCAGGAACAGTAAAGCCAGCAAGATCCTTAGCAACCGCTAGTACATCTTCCTGATATAGCATAATTCCCAATGAATCCTCTAGAGCGTCTTTCATTTTAGGATGCTCATAGTCAATTGGGATACGCCCATGCTTACGATTTATGTAAAGCTTATCCATTCCTGAGCCCATTGGTCCTGGTCTGTAGAGCGAGATCAAAGCCATAATTTCTTTGATAGTTTGTGGCTGAAGCTGAACCATTAACTGTCTCATCCCAGAAGACTCAAGCTGGAAAACTCCAATAGCATTACCTTTACAAAGTTCATCAAATGTCTTTTGATCATCTAACGGTATGTGGTCTAGATCTATGTCGATATCAAGATTCTTTTTAACTAAACTAATACATTGGTCTATAACACCAAGGTTTCTTAATCCCAAGAAGTCAATCTTAAGTAGCCCGCACTGTTCCACTCTACCCATGTCCCATTGGGTGATGATTGGGTTACCAGCACCCTTCTTCATAATAGGAAGATAGTCAGTAAGTGGACCTCTTGATATAACTATGCCAGCAGCATGAACTCCTGTTTGTCTAACAAGTCCCTCTAATCCGAATGCAGTGTCTACTATTTTTTTACTGTCTTCATTTGAATCATATTCAGATTTGAATTCACTAACCTGCATGCATTCGTTTAGGCTCTTTGCTATTCCTAAGACCGGTGGAGGCACTAACTTAGACACCTTGTCCCCAGCAGTAAAGTCATACCCAAGAGCTCTTGCTGCGTCTCTTATCGACTGCTTAGCTCCTGCTTTGTTGAAGGTGCAAATATGGGCAACTCTGTCATCACCATATTTAGTTCTAGCATAGTCGATAACTTTATCTCTATATCTATCATCAAAGTCAAGGTCGATGTCGGGCATAGACTTTCTTCCCTCGACCAAAAATCTTTCAAACATCAGACCAAATTTAAGTGGATCTAAGTTAGTAATTCCCAAGGCATAAGAGAGGATACTGCCCGCTGCTGATCCTCTACCCCATCCAACTCTAATACCATTTTCCTTAGACCAGTTAACTAGGTCGGATACTACAAGAAAGTATTCAGGGAAACCCATTTCTTTAACTACCCTAAATTCATAGGTGGCTCTATCTACAACTTCTACTGGAAGTGGATCTCCATACTTTTTCTTTAATCCAGCCCAAGCTAAGTCTTCTAAATGTCCATTAACTTCTTTGCCACTTGGTATAGGAAAGTCAGGAAAGTAAAGTTCTCCAAATTTTAGATTAACATCTATCATGTCGTGAACATGCATGGTGTTTTCTAGCCACTCTTCAGAGAATGTCTTAGCCATTTGTTCATAGCTATGCAGATACCAGTGATCTCCAGAGAAAGAAAATCTATCAGGAGTATGTATATTACTGTTAGTAGCAACGCAAAGCATTATGTCATGGGAATTTGCTTCTGACTGATTAACGTAGTGGCAGTCGCCAGTAGGGATTACCATGGCTCCTATTTTTTTAGCTATGTCTATTAATTCAGCAGAAATCTTTCTTTGTTCACCTAAGCCATGGTCTTGTATCTCGATGAAATAATTATCTTTGCCAACGATATCTTGCATTTTTTTGGCTGAAGCCAAAGCAAAGTCGTAATCATTTCTTAGCAAAGCTTGGCTTACTTCACTATTCAAGCATCCCGATAAAACTATAATTCCATCTGAGTATTGAGAGATAAGCTCATGATCTAATCTTGGTTTAACATAGAAACCATCAGTGTATGATTGGGAAGACATTTTAATAATGTTATGATAACCAACATTATTCTTAGCTAATATAGTTATATGGTACGGCCCTCTTTGTTCCCATTCACTCTTTGCTTTACCAGCTCTTTCCTCTTCGTCTCTATCCCATCTTGTTTTTCTTGCCTGGTAAAACTCAGAACCCAAAATTGGTTTAACGCCCAAGGCTGTGCCAGCATCGTAAAAGTCCAACCAAGAGTGGATATTGCCATGGTCAGTGGTGGCTAAACCCACCATGCCAAGATCCTTAGCTCTGGTTAAATAGGCGTCTACCCCACCGTGTCCATCCAACATAGAATAAACCGTGTGGTTATGTAGATTTGTCCAATTCTTCAATTTACAATCCTCTGCTTCTGTCGCTGCCGTCTATTGCACTATTTCTAGTTTCTCTGTAAGTAATTATAACTACTCCACCGCAATATTTGCAGGGTACGTTTTTACCTTCTTGAGCAAAAGGGCTATTCATCATGTACTGGTCAGGTTGATCTGAGTGGCATTCGCTGCATACTCCGATAACGTCATCTGTATTATTCACCATCTGTTGTTCCTCCTTTCTTTTCATTAGTGTAAGCAAATCTTATTGGGGATGGAGAAATCTTCTCACTAGTCTCCATAAATGTTTCTCCGATTTTAACCCATTTGTTCTTTTGTTCCAATGAGCAATCCCCGCATCCAACTCCTGCAGAATTAGCTCGGTCGCAAGTATAGGGTCTACCCCCAATGCCAGCTTCTCTTCTTTTTATCCAGTCATTGATATGTGCTGAAGATCTACCCGGGCTATAATCATCACAATTACTAAGTATCTCATGAAGGTACTGTATTGAATCATCTGTGTACGTTAAGATTGAACAAAGGAATAGTCTAGACTCATGGTCAAGATGCTTATTCTCTTTAGCTTCTTTTTCTATTCTTTTAATCGCACTGCAACTATCTAGCAGTCTAACTTTGTTGAATACTTTTTCCCCATCACCAAAGGATGTGACTCTCTTGGAGCCATGTTCGTTAAAATAAGCTAATGGATCTTTTGGCCTATTCTTTTCTACTTGCATTTGAATAGAATAGTCCGTATACCAATCGCAAGCTTTCAGATCTCGTTCTTGTTCCGGGATAGAATAGTCCTGTGGTTCAGAACAGTACTTGACAATATCTTCTAGAGAAGAAAATAAAATATCATTATTCAATTTAGTCTTATACAACTTAGTCTCTTGATGCATCGAGCCGGGCAATCTCCACATTCTTCTTAAGTCATAGACGCTAAAGTCTAAAGAAGTTAATTGTAATTTTTTAGATAAGTCATTAGCTATAAATCTGAACACGCTATGTAAGTCATTGCTGTTTGGGATTCCAAGAGCTAATGCTTCACACTCTATATGAAAGCCCTTTTTGCCAGTGTAATATACTATTAATGATTCTTCAGGGATGTAACTAGATAGATAAGAATAGAGTCTTTTGCATTCTTCTAAAGAAATATTAACATCTTTGTTATCTATATCAAAATAGAGTGAACCCATTCTGGTCGCAAGATCTATATCCTTGGAGTTATAGTGCCACACTGAAGTATATAATCCAAGATTATTATATTTTTCCCTAAAGGCATCTAGCCTATCTATGTCCACTAAGACAGGATCATCTTCCTTTTTTATTCTTATAATCCTATTTAGAGATGGCACATACTTAGCCAGCTCGACATATCGCCAAGCTGATGTATACCTAGTGTTGTCTAAAGATATTCTCATTTTATATTTAGACTTCCAGATTTATCATTATAATTATAGAGAATCTTTTTAGCATAGTCTTCCATGTCTTCTGAGTAGGTTCTATAGTATACCGATTCAGCTATGAAATATTCTAGATTGTTTAATATAAAGTATCTCTTAGAGATTCTTTCTTCACTGTCTATCAACTAAAACTTCCAACGTTCTTCTATTATAGTATCTCCATCAGCTATATAGTGTATCTTTGAAGCAAGGTTGTCTGCAAGGTGCACTATCACTTCCATATACGTGATCGGTATGGTCTCTGGTACCGGTGACCAAGGCCCAAGGTGGCATCTTACTAGTCTAAGGATAGATTGTACGGTCTCTTCATCTACAAATAGGGTTGAGGATTGAGATTCCCCTGCGTATTTTTTATCATGAGCTTGACACTTCTCTATAAAATGACCAACTGTATAGGGATGGAGTGGGTCATAGACAAAAGATTTGTCATCATCCTTAGAAGTAGTGCCCTTAGTTACGTCATGCAGAAGGCATGCTGCATAAACTAGGTCTCTTTCTTCTATGTTTAGTGAATAGGAATCACCAATAACCTTTGCTGCTCTAACTACTCTTTTGGTATGCAGAGCGTTTCCACCCTTGTTGTGCTCATCGGGTGGATGGAATCTTCCAGAAAAACTAGATGGTATTTCCCAAAAAGAATTTGATCTAATCAAAATAGATTTGACAAAACTTTTTATTCCGTCATTAATTATTAGATCAATTTCTTCCCATAAAGGCTTTAAGATTATAGCCTCTTCTTCAATTGATATAGAATCTTTTTCTTTATTTAATATATCATCAAGTATCGATTTGTTAACCAAAATAGACGCCTTTCCTTAAGACTAATAGTATATCAGCTAGGTGGAGCTTCTACGCCATCCCAAGCTTTCCATTTTGAACAAGGTGTATCAAATGGGCATTTCTTACAGTAGATTGTCTGGCCTCTTCTTGGAACAAAAATTTCTGTTTCATTGATGGTATTAGCCCAATACTTTAAAGAGTTAGAGTCTTCTTTGTCTATTTGAAAATCGGTAAACTTTTGATTAGTAGCCAATAGATCATAGTATCCAAAATGAGCTTGATTTATTTTGGCCCCAAACTTGTGCTTAAAAGCTTCGTGTAGAACAGAAAAGTCAACTTGATATGTATCAGCATGAGAGCTTCTAAAATTAAAAACCCATTTGTAAACATAGTACTGATTGTCTTTAGCTAAGATTAAGTCAAAGTTTCCATCTACTTTTGTTGAATCTCCCAGCGGTATTATGAATGGTTGGTCTATTGATATTGGGATAGAATCATCTTGTGAGTATATATTGTAAAAACTAAGAAGAGTAGAAGCAGCACGAGAAGTTAGGCTTGAGTTATTGCCATAGTAGCTTTCATGTTGTTCATGGATTATGTCGTAGGAAGTCATGTCTTTGGGATACCATATCTTCTCCCACCTATTTAATAGAGAAGCGTACGACGGAGTGAATCCACCTTGTTTTTTGTAGAAGAAAAAATTGATAACACTTTTAATTGTATTCTCAAATTTCTGAGTGAACATATCCCTAGAGGCAATGGTCTCACTTAATTTTTGCTGGTGTCTATAATCATATAGCAGAGCGCATGTTTGAAAGTCTTTGATAGACTCCACCTTTAGTTGTTTCATATATCAAAATCTCCATCATCTAATAAATCATCTAGTAAAGAACTAGTATCGTAATCTTCTTCTGTTACCGGATCATATTCTTCATATATCTTCTTAGAGTCTACATATCTAACAAGTGGTGGATTGTAAAGAAAGCTAGAACCTGTAATTCTATTCTTTGGGATCTGTAGCTGCATTATATTATCGTCTTCAGAGTCATCACCACTCAAAAGTTTTTTCTCTGTTATGAATATAGTTACAGCACACTTCTGTTGGATTGCTAGTGATCCACCGGTATCTGACTGTTGGACTACTTCTCTTTTTTCTTTCATTCGGTTAGAGTTTTCTTGTGCGGTAATGATTAGAACACAATTCATATCTCTTGCTAGCTTCTCTAGCTTAACCATCATCTCTTCAAATTCGCCCCATCTTGGCTTGCCCTTGCCACCTTTAGTGAACATTGATTGTATAGTATCGATTACCACAATGTCAGGTGTTTTGTTTGAGTGCTCAATTATATCCTTAAGCCATCTCTCTAGGTCTTCAAAGTATGGGGTCTCAGGGTCATGTCTAACCATGAGTCTGTCTCCCCACTCAGCTAACTTAGCTTTAAACTTATCTATGTATCTTTGTTTTTCTTCTGGACTCCACGTGTCAGCGTCCTTGTACACGTTCTTGCCGATTATCTGGGTCATTAGAACTCTTTCCCAGTGACCAGTAGCCTCTTCGAAGTTGACATACAAAGCTGTATATCCATTGTCTACCCAGTTATTAACCAAGCATTTGGCGAAGGTGCTCTTACCCTTACCTGAGGCAGCTATTATGGCATGAACTGCACCCTTAAAGAAACCACCTTCATCCGTATATCCCATAGCTCTATTGAGAGCTTTGAATTGAGTTGGAACAAAGCTTGGGATATCAAGCAAAGACTCTACTCTATCTGAAATGTCTTTAGCTGTAGTTAACTTATCGAATGGATTATAGTTTAATTGATTTTCTAGTTCTCTAATTTCAGAAGTAATTAAGTTGATTCTAGATAAATCTTTTTCAGACTTACTACCTTTTTGATTGAGAATAAGCTGAAGTTCTTGTAGGTAGTCTATCTGCTTACGTTTATTAGCCTTGTGCTTAACTAATTGCACTACAGAATCAGAAGTCGAAAGATCTAATGACATTAACAGATCCATCATCACGGTTACTCCAGCGTTACCACCAAGTCCCTCTTTGATATCAGTCTCTGTTTCTAACCAGCTTTTGAATCCAACTGGATCGACTACATCTAGTTGAGTAGCGGTATGGTAAGCGAGTAGGGCTCGATAGAATTCGTGGATTCCCTTTTGCCCATGGTTTATACCCACAATTGAAGGGTCTAACTCTTCTGTGAAATACTTTATAGCCCCCTCTTCCCTAAGGGATAGGGCAAAGATCTGATACTCAATCGGAGTATCATCAAGCTCTTCAAGATTATCGATTGTCATTCTTTCGCTTTTCTTTCATTGTCTTGTAAGCTTTTTTTCTTTGTTCAGAAAGTTTTTTCTTAGATTCTATATAAAAATCAGAAGAATACAATTCATTTTTAATCTTCTGTTCTTTAACGTGTGGTGAATGCCTAATGGCATCTATCATTCTATCAAAAACAGATTGTTCGGTAAGTTCATCATTATAGCGGATAACAACTAAGGCTATGCCTCTTTCCTTACATATATCTATTTTTTTCTGATCTCTCTTAAGAGCTTCTTCAAACTCATACTTTGATTCAAAAAATTTAGAAGTATAATAAAAGTGCTGCCTACCATGATACTCGGCTGCCAACTTGTAGCTTGGGCAATAGACATCTAGTCTAAGCTTATCTTCTAGATAGAATTCATTGACTATCTTTTCGCTGGGTAATAGCTTCTTCATAATATTAGTTAGAGCTGTTTGTCCTCTAGATACTTTTTTTCTAGATTCTTTTAACCAGGAAAGACCTAATTGATTTATCTTTTTATTAACTCTACCTATTGGCCAGCCAACTTCTTTTGCTATTTCATTTAAGCTTAAAGAAGTTTCAAATAATAAATCAACTAAGTATTCTGTATTGTCAGATTCTTCTTCCCAATTATCTTTTTTCATTAGTTTTAGTATTTGTAAATCTACTACTACTAACAACTCTTCCTAAGTCAAGTATTGACATATTTAATGTCTCCCAAATCTTAGGGGCTAAAGCGGTGGCCAAAAGAGGGCAATCCATAATACAGTAATCAACTTTACCATCAAGCTCAGCTATCTGTGCGTGTATAAAGTCTATCTTATCAAAGTAACCATTGTATGGAACAGCTATGATCTGCTGATTGGTTCCAAATATTCCTTGTATTACTTTCTTATCATGGAAAGTAACGATTACATTTTTTGAGTCTCTAATATAATGATTAATAAATATATCTACAACTTCTTTTCTAGTGTTGTAGAAATGCTCAAAGGTATTTAAAGAATAATAATATCTGCTATTATTCAAACCTATGTTCGCTAACTTACCCTTTTCGATATCATAGGCAATTTCTGCAGGGACTGCCTTAAGAAAATTATCATCTTCAATTGCAGCACAATTGGATATGGCTTTGACGAAATACTTTGGAAGTTTTTTCTCAGAAGAAAAATTTAAAGATGCCACAGCAGCTGGTGGCAAATTAACAAATGCAAACTTTTGTTTTTCATCCATCTTTTTAGTCAAGTCAATAATAGACTTAACTGGGTCTAGAACTATAGAGTCGTTATTCATTTAAATACCAAAGTTTCCCCAGTTAATCAAAACTGGATTAGGGTCTATTATAGAATTGATATGATCGAGTTGATGGAAAGCACCACCGTCTAGAGTGGAGTATCTTTCATACTTCATAGTCTTATCTATGTCATGAGTATAGCCGAGGTGCTGCATGATTAGACCGGAATCTGCCCAGTAATTTCTTTGTTGCATCCATTCACCTACGTAAGTAGGTTCAGATCCACAGGCAAGGGCTCTGTTATGGAAGCCTCCACCTTCTTTGAAACGAAAAATGCGAGTAGAATTATTTGGAGCCCAAAGCTTATCCACCCTATATTGAGTCTCATTCCACATATGATAAAAACGAACATTAACTACATCGAATTGCGACTTAGCTAAAACATCCTTAGGAGCTAAGTCTGCTGTGTGATAAAGCATCTCGTCACAGTCAATGGCTATGACCCAGTCACCAGGCTTTGCAAACTTTTCTAGGTTACCCCAAGCTCTAGCTCTTAGCTGACCCTCGTGCTTAGAGAAAAGAGATTCTTCGTTAACAAAAACTTCAGCATACTTAGCTGCAATTTTTGGAGTATTATCTGTAGAACAGTCATCGGTAAATATAATTTTATCTACCTGTTCTGACAGTCTCTGTAGGACTGGCTCTAAAAATCTAGAGCTTTCATTCTTTCCTACCATTTGTGCGTATATCATAAGTGTTCCTGTCTAAAGTTAAATGGAGGGCCACATTAAAGCAGCCCTCCATCGTACCAATAATGCTATTAGGCTATTGTCTGCTCACGAGCTTCAATTGCAGAAATGCGCTCGATCTCAACATCCTTGAACAAAACTTCGCCAGTAACTCCACGACGACCCATGGCAAGCTTCTGAGCATCTGTCTTACTATTAGCCTTGACGACTGAAGTTGTTGTTACAGTAAAGTATTTGAATTTATTGTCTGACATTGTTTTCCTTTTAATTAGTTGGATAATGTATTGCTATATATTCTATAGCATCTTGCAGGTTGTCTGCAAGTTTTGTTGCCATATATTTCATATAAACTCGTTCTTTGTATTGCGAGTTACATATGACCACTGATGGTTGACCGTGGATTTTAGCCCAAGCCAATTCAAAGTCGGTTCCAATATATGCGCGATCTTGTAACATGTATTCTACCAGCAGAATGTCTGATTTCTTCTGCATAAAGATATTTTTTTGAGCAATTTCTTCCGGAGACATCAGATCATCTTCTGGGATAGAAGTTGGATCTAGAACCTTGTAGCCACGTTGAGACAGCATGAAAGTTGCTTCTTGACGCCAACTAGTAGCGTACTCTCCGACATAATCTATTGCTCCGGA